ATTGAAGTAACGGCTCTTTTATAACTATCTTTGACCTCAGGAAGATCAGGATGGTCTAAAACGGGCTGCCACTTGTTTTGCATTGATTCAGATAAAAACATTTTTCTATCTCTCCTTCTTTTTTAGTTAATTAACTAACCCTTACTTTACGTATGGGTTTTTCTTTGATTTACTAATTGCAGCAGTATATGCAGCCATTGATTCGTTAATAGAACCAGCATTGTTTTCTGCTACTTCATTAGATTCAGTATCACTCGCTTTTGCTTTAGGGTAGTAAGAATTTTTTAATGTTTCTACACTTTTTCTAAAACTGTCAGCGTCTTTATATTCAATTCCTTCTGCTAAACCTTTAAGTTTTTCAGTTTCAGTTTCAGCAAGATCAGATGTAACATCATTGATGATATCCGTTCTTACGTGTTGACCGATTGCCTGATTCAACTCAACGTTTTTGTCAATAGTAGAGTTAACTTCTTCTTTTAACTTTTCTATTTCAGCAGTCTGAGCCTCAATCACATCATACTTCTCTTGTGGAACATTGATGTAGTGAGATTCAAATAGAGATTTAAGACCACCGATAAAATCTTCAGTAATCTCAGCTCTTAAGCCTTTTTCTATTGCTAATTCGTTTTCTTTCATCCACTCCTCAACAACATAGTTTAGGTAAGCGTCAACTTTTTCTACGATTTCTGATTTAGTTTCTTCAACTTTTTCATTAACCTTAGTTTCGTATTCGCTCTCTAAATTTTCTATTTCTTCAACGAGTTTTGCTTTGATAGAAGCTTCAAATATAGTAGCAGCTTTTGCTTTAAACTCTTCCGAAAGGTCTTCACCTTCAGTTAGAGCAGCAACATCTTCTTTCATGTCCATATCTTTAACTTTATCTTTAGCAGTTTCTTTTTTAACTTCTTTTTCTTTATCAGCTACTTCAGAAACTTCTTTTTTCTTCTCATCATCTTTATCAGCAACTTCTTTGACTTCTTTTTCTTTGTCTTTTTCAGCTACTTCTTTCATATCTTCTTTATCTTTAGAAGCTTTCATCATTTCTTTTTTGTCTTTTTTCTCGTCTTCGTCAGCAGTTTCCTTAACATCTTTCTTCTCGTCTTCTTTATTTTCAGACTTGTCGTTTTTCTTGTCAAGGTATTTTTTAAGACCTGCAGGCATTTCGCCTTCTTTCATATCTTCTTTATCTTTAGAAGCTTTCATCATCTCGTCTTTTTTCTTTTCGTCTTCTTTATCTGCTACTTCTTTTACTTCTTCTTTTTCTTTATCGTCTTTTTTCTCGTCAGCTTCGTTGGCATTGCTATATGATTTTTTAGGATCTGCCTCGGCTTTAAGAGATTGCATTGCGTCAGCTGCTCCTGCACTTTTTTGTTGTGGGTCACCTGTAATGTGGTTAACCCCTTGTGCGAAATCTACTTTTGCGTCTGTCGGTGAAGTAACTGCTTTACTCATAACTTGTTGTACAGTTGCTTGTAATGACTTTGCTGGTTCAGCTGGAGCTGCGTTTTTTGTTGGCAAATCTGCCACAGTATTGTCAGCCATCGTTCTATCTCCTCAATAGTTTTTCTTGTTGTTGTAAAATAAATGCACCACTCCTCTCGGAATGAGTCAATTACTATTTATAAAATTACAGCTTTTTAAGAAAAGATTCAAATACCTGAGCATTTTTATTTGCTCTTGCCATTCTCTCTTTACTTTCTACTTGTAACTTTAATTCGTTTACTTCTTGCTCTTTCAAAACGCCATTATTCCAAACCCACTCTTTGCCTTCCATAATGCCTTCTACGAAAGCGTCTGGAGCGCTGGGGTCTGCGACTATATCAGCCGCGGTTGCAAGATAAAAATCGTCTTTGACTATGTTAGCACCACCTACGTTTGCAAGTGTGCCCATTCCTCTACTTGAAACACCTAATTTTGCACCCTCGTCAATTAAACTTTTCACTATTTTTCCATATGGGGTATCTAAAATTCGTGCTTCACCTATAAAATTTGCGCCTTCAGGATATAGAGCCTTAATCATGTGCGAAACTCTTTCTAAATTTACTGTCGGGCCATCAGGATGACCAAGTTCGCCGAATGCTCTGCTTTTATTGATGAACTCTCTATTATATCTAAACACTTCTTTTTGAAGTATCTCTTTAGGATAGACTCTTCCATTCCTATTTTTCACATCGGATTGCATGAATATACCTTTGATAGAATAGTTTTTTTTACCATTCTTTTGTTCTACAATATATTCTGCGTTTGATATTTCTTCGGTAATTAATTTCATTTGTATCTATCTCTATTTCTCTTTATTATTTATACAAATAACTATCTGAAAACCACTAAAATCGTGTAATTATCACCAATTGCGAAATTCTTTGTTGATAGTAAAACATCACCTGTTGGTGTTGTTGCGTTGTTAGCTATCTCATTACCATCGGCACGTAAGTCCCAAAAACCTTGACCAGACAATAAAACTGCCGTTGCATTATCTGTACCATCCCATATCAACTCTACTGCTGATTTAGGATTAGCAGTGTTTATTGAATAAAAGATTTTTGATATTTTACGATTACCGTCTTCAGTCATAAAAGTTGTTTCGCTAGCGTCAACTTTTTTAACTAAAGTTTCACCTGTACCGTCAGAAAAATTAGTTATCTTAACGGCAAACTTTACGCCTGTCGTATCTGTTAATGTTTGTGTAGATACTGTATCAGCCATGTTAGTGACCTACGCCTACAGCACTAGCACTTACGTTACCACTTGATGAAATTGTATGTTTAGCATGTTTTTCAATTGTGATTTCATCTCCAGCAGTATGTAACAAAGTCGTACCTAAAACTGTACTACCATCTTTTACTGTAATAGTATTTGTACCAGCAGTAGCGACTATTCTTACAAAGTGAGCATTACCGATAGTATTATCTGATAATGTACCTGCGACTAGCGCTCCTTTTAGTATAATTGTTGCCATCTTTATCTCCTTAAAATTGTTAACGTTTCTTTATCAAAATACGTCATTAAATCTTGTTTACGTACACCATATTGTTTTGCAGCTGTATTAATATTTTTTTCAAAATTAGATATTACATCTGCGTCTTTATCAGCAGCTCTGAATATCATATCTACAGCACGCTTCATTTTAGGCGTAAGTTTGTTGTACTGTCTAGTACGTTTGTAATCGTTGCCTTCAGTTATATTATCTTTAATAAACTTATTGAGCCACTTCATCACTAGCCGCCTCTGGTGTAGGATTTTCAGCACTTATATCATTACCACTAAACACATTCGCTTCTGGAGCGTCTGCGCCTTGTTGTCCTGTAAATGCTGATCTAGCCACATCAACTTTAGCGTCATCTAAGGCTGCACTAACTTTATCTGCAAGAGAATTTTTTAAATCTTCTCCTGCCTGTTTAGCGTCACCTTGTTGTAGTGAATTAACAAACTTGTTTAAATTTTCTTTACTCATAATATTATTTATCTCCTATTACTTTTTTTCTTTAGTAGATTCAGATTTTTTTTCTTTGTTAGGATTCTTTGTTAAAATTTCAGAAATTACTTCTTCTTTAACTTCTTCCTTAGGTGCTTCTGCTTTCTTTTCTACATAAGGAACGCCACCAGCACCATATCTAATTACTTCTTCCGACATCTTTTTCTCCTTCTTTTGGTTTTAATGTTGGTTCTTTTTCTTTACTACCATTCGTTTCTTTTTTTGGCGTGATGGCAGGGATGGCTTCTTCACCTTCTCCTTCAGAACCTTCTTCTTTAATTTGTTTATCAATTTCATCAATTTCTGTTTCATTTTGTTTTAATATCTTGGTTCGTATATACTCATTAGAGAAATATTTACCAACATACCCTTCTAGTTGTTGAGCGAGTTGTACTCTTTCTCTCATCATTTCGCTGTGTTTTAATTCAGCAAAGTAACCATCTTGTAAGAAAGAATATGTAATATCGCCTTGCATACTGTCCCATTCATCTGGAGCAATAACACCTTTTAATATTAATTGTGTTTTTAATAGATCATGGAAAAGCATACAGAATTTTTTACGTAATCTGCCTACGAATTTAGTAAACTTAACTTCATCTCTACTAATTTCAGCTGCACGACCTAGATTAAATCCTTGACCGCCTTCTAATCTACTGATTGGTATATTAAGTGAACGATATAGTTTCTTTTGGAAGTATTCTATATCTTGTATTTCACCTAAGTTTTGACCACCAGGTAATGTAGTGATTTCAGTTCCTCTCCCACCTTCTCTACGAGGCAACCAAAAGTCTTCTAACATACTCATCTGATTTCTATCGTCTTTAATTTCACCAGTACTTGCGTCATATACAAGTTTGTTTCTATATCTAGCCATAACATCTCTTAAATATTGTTCAGCTTTGATTTTAGGTAAGTTACCTACATCAATATAGAATATTCTTCTTTCTGGTGCACGAGCAATTCTGTATATTACAACAGCGTCTTCAATCATTCTTAATTGATTGACAGGTTTAATTGCCTTATGTAAATAAGATAAAACTTGATTTGCCTGTTGGTCTATTAAACCAGACGGACAAAATGCGATAGCGTCTGTCGCTATTCTTAACCCACCTGCGTTTGATGTAGCAGTTGGATGTATTCCTTTTTCGTTGAATATATAATATTCTTGGAATTTGTTTTCAAAAGCAAATGAAGAAGGCATGCCATCTGTTCTCTGCTTTCTAACCTCTCTAATCTTTTTGATTTTACGAGGGTCTATATATCTTAATTCTGTAATCCCTAATCTAGGACTTTCTTTGTCTATAATTTTATGATAGTACATTCTACCATCTACGTACCATCTTCTAAAAATATCGTGTCCTTTTATATCAAAGTTTAATAACTTTAATACTTCTATAAAGGATTCTCTTATTTTCTTTTTGATAGATTCGCTGTATTCAATTTTACTTAAATCTAATTGTACAGCATTTTGATTTTCATTTGATACGATTGCCTCAGATATGATATCCTCTATTGCAAGGTCACACTCGGGATGGAGTGATACTTCTCTATATCTTCTTATTAAGTCTAGCTCGTTTCTAGCCGTTACATCAAATCCGCCATAAGACGCAAAAAACCCACCAGCGGGGACGGTTGTTGTACCGTCTTCCGCTTGAGGTGGAACTATATTTTGTCTTGGATCGGTTGAAGCGTCTTTTAAACGTTCTATCTTAAACCCAAACAGTTCAGCCATAATTTAGTTTCTCCTATTACTATTAATACTTATAACGGTATTAAGTAGTAGTGTTTGTTTCAAAGTATTGGTATCTATGTGTAGCAGTAAAACTCTCTACGGAGTTGTTATCACTATACGATAGAGCAATATCATCCAGAGTTGTTGGAAACATTCCTCTGAAAGTGTATGATTTAATCACGTTACCGTTTCTGTCTAATTGGTCAACAAAACCGTCAACTTGATAATCTACAGGATTTACTAACCCCTCGTTATCTGACATATTGTTGATACCATTTAACCATCTTTCGTAAGCGTTACGTATTAAGAAGTTAGTATCATTTAGAATAGTTGTAGTCCATGTAGCAAATGTTCTATCACCTGCAACATATAACTCCCTACCTCTAAATGGTATTGCAACTTCCGTTACAGTCATTCCTGGTAAAGATGTAGATGTAGTTAAGAAACTCATAGTTTCTGTTTCACCACCTACAGCAGCAAAACCAGGGAAAGGCATTGTTACTCTAAACTGATTGGCACGAGCTCCACCGCCTCTTAACTTAGCTTTAAAGTCATTTATATTTGGCATGTGTTTATCCTCCTACCACTTCTTCAAATGCGGCGCCTGATCGTGTCGCAACGAATTGTAGTTGTATAAAGTTGATTGATCTATTTGGTTTAACAAATATATCAGCTCTAAACTCATTACTATCAATGACATTAGCAGTGTTATTAGAAGAATCACAAACTACTCTAAAGTCTGTAACACCTCTTCTACCTTGTACATCTCTAAGGAATGGTTCAACTATGTTTCTAAATTGAGCTCTTGTAAACTCGTCATTAAATTCAAATAGTTGAAATTTAGAAGCTGTTGATATTGCTTTTTCCAAAGTAATAAACAATCTTCTTACGTTTATTCTATCAAAAGCACTCGGCGTTGATAATCCAGTTTTATCACCAAACAATAAAGTACCTTGTCCTGGTAATGTTACAACTGGGTTTACTCTCGCTCTGTACAATTCATCTCTTTGTCCTTGTGTTGGATTGTAAGAAAGTTTAACTGCACCTCTAATTACTCCTCTGTTGAAACCAGCAGGTGAGAACCATGAGTCTGCGATTAAGTCTGTTCTTGCAGCCAATCCAGCAATGTCTCCATTTAAAGGAACATATCTGAATACGTCATTATATTTGTCGTATGTATATTTGTAACCACTATCAAATACAGCGTATGATGATGATCTAATACTATCAAAGAAACCTTTTACGTTAGTTGTTTGAGTAGTACTATTTGTAACGTTAACTACATCTGCTCTTTCAGGAGAAACAAATACTATTGCGTCTTTTCTGTTTTCAGCGATTGTAATTAAGTTATCAATGTGTGTAGCGTTACCTTTACCAGCGATGATTAAGTTAACATCTACAGTATCAGCGTCATTGTATTTTTCGTAAGCAGTTTTTAATTCAGCAGTACTTACTGTTGAACCATCTGCACCACTTACAAGTGATCTAGCAAAAGGTGCTGACAGAGCAGTAAATGTTAATCCTGCTACTGCACTACCCCAATTTGATCCTGTCGCAACGTGATCCATCCAATAGATGTATTCTGATTGGTTGTAAAGTACGTCAACGTAGTAGTTAGTATCACCTTGTGCTGTTTTAGCGTCTGATCCTTTTGATACTGAATCATAAACTTCTAAAACTTCGCCACTAGTACCTGTAATACCACCGTCTTCATCAACGACTACTATGTGCATTTCGTCATTTACACCACTTCTATTAGAAGCGTATGTTGATGTTGCTGGTGCTTTATCTACTAGATCGTAGTATTGCCATCTTCTTCTTACTTGTGAACCGTTTGCAACAGCTGTGTGTAGTCCGCCTGTGCCTGATGGATGTCTTACAAAAGTTAAAGTGTTTGTTGAAACACCTGTAACTCTATATTCATGCCCACCTGACTCGCCGAAGTTTACAATATCACCTACAAGAAAATCTGTTCCTGAAGTTAATACGATAGTTGTATCTCCAACTGCTGTTGAAGCGTCATTTGTTGTTGTTTTATTTACTGCTTCATATGCCGTTGCACTCGGACATACTGAAACTTTTAAGTTATTACCCCATGCGCCTGCTGTTCTTGCAGCCCATTCGCCAACGTTAGCTGAACCGTTACTATAAGGTCCAGTAGTACCGTCACCGTTTTGATAATGATCTGTGTTCTTAATTCTTAATGCTGATCCAGATACAACAGCGTTAACACTTGAAGTGTTTGCAGCTCGTACTACTCTTAAACTTGATGAGTATTGCAAGAAACTTGCAGCACTAAACCAAAATTCAAAGTTTGTAGAGTCGGGTTTACCAAACGTTTCTACTAATTCTTTCTCCGAACTAATAGACGTAACTTCGTCCATAGGTCCTTGATTGAATTGTCCTGCAACAGCACCGATCGTAGTTGCTACTGCTGGGATTACGTTTGTTAGATCCCTCTCTTGTACGAGAACACCTGGTGAAACTTGAAATGCCATATGTTTGTTCTCCTCTTATTAGCTAATAGGTATCATTAATCTCGTTTATATTTATAAAATATCACCTT